AGCGGTGTCACCAGCAACAGAAGAACTTCCAATTGTAAGTAATTGATTTCCGCTAGTTGCCGAATGGACTGTTACGTCCCCACTCGCATTGATCGCCGCCATCGTGCTGGTGCCGGTCACGCCCAAAGTCGTCCCAACCGTAGCCGCTCCTGCCATTGCTACCGTGCCAGAGGCGTTGATCGTCGTGAACGCGCCGGTATTAGCAGTGGTTGCCCCAACCGTTCCGTTGATGTTGATGCTGGCCGTGCCGGTCAGATTGGTGACAATTCCGGATGCAGGTGTGCCTAGAACGGGGGCAACAAGCGTCAACGCTGTACCGTTGGTTGTGGCTCCAGTAATGCCCGCCAATACACCCGCATTGTTGTATTGAACCTGCGTGGTAGACCCTCCCGCTGGCCCAGCAGTTGCCCCAGCCAACAAGGTCACAACGCCCGAACTGTTCTTGTAATACAGTTTCCCGTCGTTTGTATTTAGCGCCAACTCGCCAGCAACAAGGTTCCCCGCAGAAGGAACAGCAGCGCCAGTGGCTGAGAAGTACAAAGAAATCGGTGTATAGCCCGCTTGACTCATGATGGTTTCCTAAAAAGTTCCGCCTGATATTCCTGACCAAACAGGCGCAGATGCACCTGCTGAAGTTAATACCTGCCCAGCAGTTCCTGCCGCAGTGAACGCAAAGGCCGTTCCAGTTCCATACGCGGATCCGCCAGCAGTGGCAGTAGCCGTGCTGTTCGTCCCGCCGTTTGCAATTGGCAGAACACCCGTAACCCCGGTGGTTAGAGGCAGACCAGTTGCATTGGTTAGAAGGCCAGCAGAGGGCGTGCCAAGAGCGCCACCGTTGACTACAAACGCTCCTGCGGTTCCGGTATTAACTCCAAGCGCGGTAACTACGCCAGTTCCTGTGGTCGTGGTGCTTGGCGCGACGCCAGCGCCGCCCCCAATCATCAAAGCATTTGCCGCCAACAACGCAGATGAGGCCAGCGTGCCTGTGGCGGTATAAGCCAGAATGCCGCCAGAGGTTCCTGCGGTAAGCCCTGTCCCGCCATTGGCAACAGCCAAGGTTCCCGCAACAGTCACCGCGCCCGTAGTCGCCGTTGCTGGAGTCAGCCCCGTTGTGCCAAAGGTGATCGAACTCACCCCAGAGCCTGCACCTGAGAACTGCGCCCAAGTAATTGCTGTGGTGCCTAACGTACCGCCAGCGTCAGATGTGCAAACCCAACCCGTATCGGCTAACGTGGTGCCGGTCTCAACGAAGACGTAGGCTCCGGGGACTTGCACCCAAGTGTTCATGTCCGTGGTTCTTGTCCACGCCCCCGCCGCGCAAAGATAGAGGCCATTATCAGCCGAGGCGGTCTGGTTTTTAACTAACACCCGATCCGACGCAACCAGCACCACCCCGTCTATTGTTTGGGTGCCGCTCAAGGTGATGTTGGCAGTTGTTCCCGCCACCACCGAGGCTTTGGTGTCCAACCCCTGCGCTATGGTGTCTACATAACTCTTGTTGGCAATGTCGGTGGAACCAGAAGGGGTGGTGGAAATAGTCCCGGCGGTGACCGACAGGCTGGCAATCGTGCCAAGGCTGGTCAGCGAGGACGCCGTAACCCCAGACGCCAAGGTCGCCCCCGAAAGGGTTCCCGCTGGCGCAACGACTACCGCCGTGGTGATACTGGTTGTCAAGCCTTTGGCATTGATGGTAATGACAGGAATCGCTGTGCTAGACCCTGTAGAACCTGCCGAAGCAACTGTGGCCAGCGTAGTTGCGTTCCCTACTGATGTCACATCACCAGTCAAGTTAGCGTTTGTCGTGACCGTCCCGGCAGTCAGTCCTGCCGCAGTTCCCGTGATGTTTGTGCCAAGCAAAAAACTTGGAGTGCCGAGATTTGGCGTTACCAGCGTTGGGCTGTTGGACAGCACAACATTCGTCGTTCCTGTGGATGTGGTGACCCCAGTGCCTCCGCTGGCCACCAACAATGTTCCCGCCACCGTTACAGCGCCTGTAGTCGAGGTGGATGGAGTCAGGCCAGTTGAACCAAACGAGATTGCACTTACACCCGCGCCGCTAACAATTGAACCCCATGCGCCGTTAGCGTAACCCTCAAATGACGCCGTAGTGGTGTTGTAACGCAACGTGCCGTCGGTGCTTGCACCCCGTTGCCCAGTGGTTCCCACCGGGACAACTATCCCGCCTGAACCGGGGACAGTCGGGTCGCTGGAAATCGCAATAACTGGCGAATTGACAAAGTTCCCGTCCGTAACGTCAATCTGGCTCGCCGTTCCAAGTATTATTCTGGTCGCAATGGTCGAAGAACTGTTAAGAGCCAGCACTCCTGTCCCAGTAGCCCCGGCAACCGCCAAAGCGACTCCAGTCAACGCAAAAGCGGGCGCACCCGCTACCCCGTCCCCGTTGGTGACAGACAGCCCAGCGGTAGACGAAGTCATCGTCCTTGCCGCAACCGTGTTGCTGGCGGTCTTGGCAATCATGCCCGTTCCAGCCGCTTCTAGGCTCCCAGACGCTGCGTTGAGGGTTACCTGTAGGGTTGACTGCGCCCCGCCATCCGTAAGCCCTACGCCCGTACCTGCGGACAGCCTACGGCTGTTTGCTAGTGTGGCCTCCTGATTTAACGTCAAGAAGGTTTGCGTCTGGACTGGCGACCCAGCAAGCGCGGCGGCTGTTGTCTGGACGGTCACCCCGCCCTGCACAATCGGGACTAATTCTGTGCCAGTAATCGCCCCAGCAGACGGCAATTGCGTAATAGTTACATTGGCCACGTTATGGACTCAGGTTGTCAAGATTGCCATTGTTGGAGGGCGTATCCTGATTATTTTCTGGGGATATCTCATAATTTTGATACGGCCCCGTAATTAGAGCGTCTGGGTCAACAGCAACACTGACATCGGGACGAGGGAACCGAATCGTAATGCGTTCAGTTGGCCTCGCCGGGAGCCGGTACGGATCTTTTTCATCAGCGCACCCCTGACCACAGACTTGCAATCCGGGAAAATTTGGGTCACTTCTCGCCTCTGCGTGTGGACGTTTCATTTTGCATCGGTCGCAAATAAATATTGCAATGTCCGAAAAACCAAGAGTGTCAAGAAATCTCGGCATTATCTTGTATAAACGCTGATATTTGGAGCGTAGTAGATAGGCGACTTATCTCTTTCTTCCTGTTCCGCGTCGTACAGATACTTTGTTGCTTGACCCTCCAGATAAGTAATCCTATCGGTTGCAACTCCCGGAATTTCCATGCTCATCTGGTGAGCCAACATCGATTGAATCGCCAGAAACCAACGCTGCGGGATCTCCAAAGAGTCTTGCAGCGCCCCCACGTCCTGAATCTGCCTTGAATACCACACCGTCATCTGAACAAAAGCGTCCGAAGGCACAGGCCACAAATAAAGGGTCGGCTGCGGGATCGTCCGATCAAACCAGAACTGGAATGGCTGGTTTGCAGTGAAGTTCTTGTTCGGCAGGTTGGTGTAGTCGTCCCTGTTTAGACGGGACATGGTTATTTCGGTGCTGTTGTTGCCAACGTAAAACTCACGCAGCGCCAAAGTTGAACCACCAGAAATTCTTACGCGGTAATAAACAACCGATTGACCGGGGTCGATGTCGTACCACAGCCACTGATTGTCATTAACGGTGGTGGCCCCCGCGTTATAAAGAGTCAGCCAAGTCGCCCCGTCCGTAGAGTATTCAAACGTAAAAGTCCAAGACGCGGATCCCTGATTTGCAACGTAAGGCAGGATGCCGATGGATCCAGCGTAAACCGGATTATCAGTTCCGTAGTTGACGGAAATATTTCCATTTGCGGACGTCTGCTGACAAACAGTGTCAACATCATTGTCGTACACATTTGCCACCACACCACCGGCTGAGGACGCGTATGAACCGCTAGGGCGACTCATTTTCCTATACAGTGCATTCAGAACATCCACAGAGCCTACGGGAAGGCTGTAGATGTACTTGTTGGCTGTCATACCGATGACAGCTTTGCTGATCGCCCAATACTGAATACCACGGTTGGCAAGATTCGACAGCAGATAGAACAAACTCTCTCTTGCAGAGAGTTGCTGCTCCGAGGTTAGTTCTTCAGCCAGCTTGCCGCAACGCCTCGCACCATGATCAATCAGTGTTTGAACATTGATTACGGTCTGGCCGACAGTGCCTGATGTAGACATTTATTGATTCCCTTTACCAACCCGGACAATCCCAACGTCGGAGAGAGGCTTTTGCCCTCGGGGCGTCGCCTGAAGCGTGCTTAACGACCCCTGACATTCGGGCGCAGAATGAATCTTTTCTGGGGCCACCTTGCGGCTGCGGAGCTTTGAGGTTGCTTCCAGTTTCTCGATTATACTTCTCTCTGCCCTTGGCAGTCAGCCCAGCGCCGCGCTCTACAGAGAGCTTTTCACCACGACCAACAGAAAGAGAAACACCACCCTCTTTCTTTGTTTCGGTCTTTGCAGAGTCTAAAAATGCTTGCGAGATAGGTGCACCTTTGCTTCCAACTTTCCGCATTTTTTCCCCAGAGCCATCGGAGATTCTTTCGCGTTTTGCATTAATGTTGTAATACAATCCACCCCCCTTGAATTTCCTTCCCTCATCAGCCTTGGCAAACTCTTTCCCAACCTTGGCAGGAATTCCAACCTTCTTGGCAAACGCAGGGTTATTTGCGACCGCCGCCATCAAACGATGCTGAGAAGGGGATTTGCTTGGCATGATTAGGTTACGGGGTTAACGTAATGCTTCTGCATCTCAAGAATTACCGTGTACGCGTCTCCAGCAGAACCGTCCAGAGTGGTGAAAGAAATCACCCCAGTTTTTCCTGCGCCTGAATTGTTTGTCAAACCGCCAATTGCAGCAAAATCTTGCGTGTAAGCATTATTCTGAGGAATTGTCTCGATGACAACAGGAGCCGTTGCAACCCAGTTCATTTGAACTTCAAGACCATGCGTCAATGCGGTGCATTTCAGAATACTTACCCCGTCGCAAGCACCACCCGCGTTTGAGGGCAACAGCGCGGAGGGAGTTACCTTGGCGACAGCAGACTCATTTTCAGTCGTACTCATCGAAGCATTAAACTTCATGATGGCAATCCGTTCACCATCAAACAGTGTTTGTGATGTGGCTGTGATAGTCATAAATCTCTCCTAAAAAGACAGGGGCCGAAGCCCCCGCCTTATTTCAGCAATTAGCCATTCCGCCGCTGCGCCGCTTTGGAACGATGGTCGTAGACTCCTTAGTCTTCGTCACCGCACCGGGTGCATCAGCAGAGCCAAACATCCCCTTCACCTTATCCACAAGAGGACGGATGTAGTTCATGGGGTTCATGGCTTCACGATCAGCTAAATTTTCAGCCTTCTGGGTGGCGTAGGTGCCCTTATAACCTTTTGTCTCTTTATCAGACTGAGCATCACCACCATCATTGAGCTTTTTTACACTGCCACCTTTCTTGAACGTGCCAGAAAGTTGGTTGGTGCTTACAGGAGCCGAAGGCTTTTTACGTCCTTCAGGCATCGCCACGGGACGGCCAGAATCAACAAGCCCCCCCGTGGCGTAGGCTTTTTTTGCGGAGCCACCTTTCTTGAAGCCGCCAGCATTGCCTTTCTTGACCGCGCCAGTGGTGGTGTTGGTCTTGCCCGGAGGTGTGCCTGCCACATTGCCGTCAACGTAGCTCATCACTTCGCCGCCTTTTTTGAATCCGCCGCCATTGCCCATCTTCACACCACCACCCGCAGCATACCCGGCAGCGCCCATCGCAACGCCACCCGTCTTCAGCGCCAGTTTGGTGCCTTTGCCGCCTTTATGCTCTTGCGTGTCGTGCTGCTTGAAGGCTTTTTTGATCATGGCCTTGTCTTTCGACTCGTCCATCTTGCCACCTTCAGCCTTGCCCCCTTTTTTCATCGAAGGCATAGCGGGAGACATAGCGGGAGCAGCTTGACGCTGTTTCATCATCTGCGCCATCATCATCGCCTTCCGACGATCAGTCATCGACGGACGCCCCGGCGAAGCAACAGGCGCATTAAGCGCAGGACGCCCCACCAGAGCGGGTGTCCCTGCCAATGCCGCCATCGCTCCGCCGTCCATCTTCTTCGTCGGCTTGTGACCGTTTTCGCCCTTAGATTTCATGGCGACGTGACCACCTTTCGCGAGTTTCAGAATAACTGAAGGCTCAGTGGTCTCCATCTTGACCATTGGTTTGAATTGACCCATTTCGCTCTCCTTAAGCTTGTGTGACGCCAAGAGCGCCAAGACGGGTTGCATTCGGCCCAACAGCCAACGCCGGGAGGGAGATATTCATAACCAGCCGCTTTTGACCGTCGGTTGCACTGGACGGCACATACGTCCCGCGCACGTCGCCAGTGGTCGTCGTTGCCGGGTTGGTCGTAACAGCCACCGCCAAAGTGCCAGCGTCCTCAGCCAGTGTGTTGTCCCATCCTGCTCTCGCAACATATCCACGATCTATCAAGCGAACCGGAAGGCCAATCAGGTCAGTCGTTCCAACCGCTACCGTGACCACGGGACTGCCAGAAATCGTGATCCCGCTGATCTGGAAGAACGCTTTCTTGCCGTTCACAGTGGTCGAAGCAACAGCGCCAGTCGCAATCACTTCGCTCATGGCCTGACCGTAGTAGTCGTAGCCAGAGATGGTGACGTTCCGGGTGGTCGGCGAACCTGCACCCGTAGTCGTCGCAACAGCACGAGCGCAGTCCAACTGAACAACCGTAGTGCCATCAGCACGCACCACAGAGCGCGTTCCAGCACCAGCGGTCAGAGTGACAGTGGAGGTGTAGACGCTCGCCGTAGCGATGTTGGTGGTGGACTTTACTTCCGGGATCACATCGAACACATAAACACGACCCAACGGGCCAATGCCAACATCCATGTTCGACGGATCAGAGATTGCCGCATTGCCAGACGCGTACATGGTGGTGCTGGACGCGGTGGACGAGGCGCTCACGGTGTAAGTGCCGGTTGTTCCAGCGCCAGTGCCAAAAGCCGTGATAAAGCTCCCAGCGGTAACGCTGGAGCCGGTGATGAATTGACCAACGTACAGAGGGTCTCCGCTCAACATCGCGGTGACAGTCAGAGTGGTGGTGGCGATGGAGCCGGTGAACGTAGCATTCACCGGATTGTTGCCCACACCCATGTAAGTTTGCGCTGGGCCTAGATACAGGTCATCTGAAAATTGAGGCATTTGGCTTGCTCCTTGAAAAGTTTAGCCAGATGAAAGCGGGGGATTGAGGCTCCCCCGCATCGCCTTTATTGCTTCAAACCCCCGGAGTGCCGTACATGGCACGCGGGTCGGTGAAGCCAACTTGGTAACGCTCCGTAGCCTTGTAGCGCATGGAGTCCGTCTCAAAGTCGCCTTCCATCGTCTTCTCCAGCGCACGCCGCATCAGCAGCTTCATCCCTTCCGGCGCGTCGGTCTGAACCCACCAAGCGGTCGGCGAGGTCAGGCGCGAAAGCACTGCAGCGCCTTCATCAAGCAGACCAATCGACTTGATCGGGTTGACGTCGTTGTTGGCGGTGCCCGTGCGCAACACACTCTTCAGCAGAACTTCGGCTTGGAAGATGTTGCCCGGAGCCACAACCAATTGACGCGGAACCAGACGGATCTTCTTACCGTTGTTGTCAACGGCTTGACGGATCTGGATCAGCATCTGCTCGAGCGAGGTCTGCGACAGGTTCGCGGCGGTGGTCAGCAGGTTGCTGAACGTGCCGTTGACGATCGGGTGCGAGGCGCTGTTGAGTGCCACGCCGTCGCCGCCGGTATAAGACGAGTTGAAAGCGCGGTTCAGCACGTTGGCTGACAGCGTTTCTTTCGTCTCAATCAGCGACTGAGCGAGGTGTTTTGCGTACACCTGACCGATACGGATGTGGTCGCCGTCCTCTACCAGCACTTTCGTCAGAGCAAACGCCAGACCAAAAACGTTGTAGACGTAGCGCTGAAGGAACAGCACACCACCCTGCTGGTACGTTACCGGCGTGCCGTCAGGCAGTTGCGGTGCAGCACCAAAGCCGTAAAGCACCGGCTCTTCGTGGTAGTTGCGCGGGATACCTGTTTGCTCACGGAAAACCCGTGACCATTCGTCGGTACGTTGATCGTAGACTCCGTCGAAACACTCGTTGAGGATTGGCTCAACAATCGAACGGAAGTCTGTACTACGCATCGGAGCAGCCATTATTTATTCTCCTTAAATTGCGTTAATGGTTGCCACGAATTGGCTGCGGCTGACTTGCACGCGGACAATCGGGAATGCGTCTCCCCATGCATTATCTGCATAGGGGGCTATGTCGAGGATTCGGAAATCCCCAACGGCGGAGCTACCTGCCAGCGAGCTTGAAAGAGTTGCCGCAGACAGCCCGGTGGTGGTGCTACCGGCAGTCGCGTTGCTCATGTTCGCCTGATCGCCGATCGAAGTCTGAGCCAGAGTGGCGTCGACTTGAACTTCGTAGACGATCAGCGGATCGCTGTAGTAATAAGCGACACACGAACCAGCTTGAAAAGCCGTATTGGCCAGAAACTGGTTGTTGATCTGGCGACGACCCGAAGTATCGGTATACTCCACGCCAGCAAACGAACCTTGAAAAGCACTCCCTGCGGTGGCAATAATCAGCACACCACTGGAATTCAAGGCAACGGGTTGATTCTTGAGGATTCCAGTGGCATAACCACTGGCAATACCGTTTGCAAGTGCAATTGCCCGATCCAGCCCAGAGGGGTGGAAAACAGGGCGAAAGCCAAACGGAGCGCTAGTTGCAGACATAAGTACTCCTAAATTTTTGAGGTTTCCGCATCAAAACATTGGTGCGGGAATTGTTTTGTCCAAAGATTCAATGCCATCACCCTCTATCTGGCCAAGGCGTTTGCCTGAACTGTCACGCGCAATTTGCTGCTCCGCTTGAATGCGAATTTTATTCGCTTCTTCCAGAGGCTGCTCATGGTGAAAGTGTGCCATAATTTCCTGATACTGCTCCATCGGGATCTTATAAAGCAACATTTCGTTGCACGCAATGTACCCAGTTTGTTCGCCAGCTTTTACACGGTAATTGTCAAACCCCGGCAACTCATCCGCTTTCACGGGAACGTAACCAAGGCGAATCCGTTTGTCAATGCTGTCGTAACTATTGGTGGTCGATAACCAGCAAAGGTGCCATCCGGAAATTCCCGGAACATTTGGCAATGCACTTTGTGTCCATTCGTCCTTCCACATCTTGCGACGCTCTTCAGACGAGACAAATTGATTATCGGGCGATTCTCTTTCCAAGTCAACAGCCGAACGATTTTCACGTCCGCCTGCAGAAAGATCTTTACGTATACGAGTGTTCTGCATTTTAGTTGTTCCTATTTTGGCGAGCTTCTTGAGCGTATCGACGAATCATTCGGGCGCGTTTCTCGGTGTCATCCCACATACCTGCATCTTTCATCGCCCTGACTTGATCTGGATTTAGCGTGAAGGTGTTTCTGCCTCCGCTGGAAGAAGAATTTTCACGTCCACTGCCGACGACAACGCTTTTCGGCCTTCTGTTCACGGGCCTGTCCGTCTCTGAATCTTCGGCGTAGCGGTGAGGAAGTTTTTTCTGAAGGCGCGAGTCCAACTCCTCCCAATAGTCTGCACCTTTTGGATCCCAGCCCTCTTTGGCCATGCGTTTGTCGATGGTCAAAGCGATATCAGAATCCTCGTCCCCGCCACTTGGGTCGTACCACGAATTTCGCTCCATCCACGAAGCCGCCTGACGCTGAACGTCGCGATCGGGAGCGATCGCCTGTTCCCGTGGAGAAGCGGCGCGATTCTTCAAGTTTTGCAAAGACTCCGCAGCACGCCGCGCCTCAAACCACATCTCCTGAGCGTTCGCCATGCCCTCGCCATCCGACGCCTGTGCAGCCTCGGCGATTTTCATTTTGGCGTATTGGATCCGGACATTCTGGTCTTCGATTGCTTTGTCGATGCGGGCTAGTTCGGAGCCGTGAGTTTTCACCTCCACAGCCGACAACCGCGCCAAAAGCTCCTGGTTCTGCCGCTGAAGCTGCTGGAACCGGACGTCTTTCTCCTGCTGCTGCTGACGGTGGTAAACCTTTTTGGCTTTGCGTTTGTCGCGTCGCGCAGAACGAATGGCCTCGGTGTCGTCGGGGTGGTCCACGCCGCCATCCTCAGGAACCGCGCCACCACCGCCCGTCCGCTCCGCTGAATCGCCCTGAACCTCCTCCTGAGCGGTGTCCTGGGAGTCTTCTGGGGGAAGGTTTATGCCCTCCACCGTCACGCTGCCGTCTTTTTGCTCGTCCACAATCAGATTCGGCTCTTCAGTCTTGATTTGTTCGTTGCTCATACAAACGCCCTCACTTCGAGTGGGTTGCCGGTGATTTTGGCAATGACTTCATGGTCGTTGATGATGATGAATTCCACCTTTTCCTCGGTTTCGGGGGTGTTGGGAAGCCTGACCTCCCACCGATCACCCGTCCACTTCGGCACACGGAGGTAATCCCCAAGCTCGCACCACGACCCCTCGGGCCACGGCTCCATCGTGTCGCGTTTTTTGAACGCCAAAGGGCCAATTCCCACCACTTTCCCCACCGGATTCTGCGCTTTCTCAGTATCTCGGGTTTCTTGAGCCAGAATAATCCCAGAAGCAGTGACTTTTTTCTTCGTCATCCGCAATTGAAGCAGGATCCTAGCTCCAAGAGGTGCAGCACCGGGGTCTACAGCAGGGAATGCACCCGCCAAATCAGCCTCGTAAGAAGCTACCGGAGTTTCACTCATTTTCTTCCTTTAACAAGTCGTTGAGAATCTGCAGGGCTTCTTCCAGCCCCGCGTATTGCCCCACCAAACGCTGGTACGTCTCAAAATTCACCACATGACCCGCAGTGAGAGACACAGCTATGTCAGCTTGCCGTACCTTTATTGCGCTGATGAAGTCGCTTTCATATCTCATTTGCGTTTTTTGGCTTGCGAGAGTCCTCCTTGTGACGGTTGTTTAGTTTTCGCTTGCGCCCCGTTCACGGGTGCACCCTGCGCGAGACGTTTGTGCTGGGGGACTAGCTCGCTTTGCTGCTCTTTGTCGCTCGTTGCCATGTCAGACTCCTCGGTTAAGGTTCCGCTGCAATTCATTCTGCAGGTCAATCGCTGATTCAGACTGCTCTTTCTTCAATTTCGCCGTTTCCAACGTCAGATCCAGCGTCTGCATCCGTTCTTTGGTGAGGTTGTTTTCGGTGTTCATTGCCGCTTTGAACTGGTCCTCGCGGTTCTGATCCTGCTGATCTTGCACCATCTGAGCTTGTTTGAGCTGGATGTCAGCCTGATCTTTGGCGGCACGACGTTGGGTCTCGGCCATGGACGCTTGCAGAATCGCCTGAGCGTCGCCATCCATCGCAGCGGGTTGCGGTTTGCCGAACTGCTGCGCTGCCTGAACCAGTTGCTGGATCTGCGGCAGAATCTGGGCAAACTCCTGCGGCGTGTCCATTTCCATGTGTTGCGCCGCAACAGCCATCGCACGATCAATCTCGGGGGCGAGCTTGGAGTCCTCGTACTTTTGCGCTTTCACCTTCGCAGGGATCAAGGTGTATTGGTTCATTTTCTGCGTGTACCACAGCATCATGTGCTGCTTGATGTGTGCGAGCACCTGCGGAATAAACGCGGGGGCGATGATCGGGTTCATCCCCAGCGCCGGATCTTTGGAGAAGGAAAGATGCGACGCGATATGCGCCAGATGATCCTGACGCGGATACGCAACCGCCATCCTCCCCATCGCCATGGCCGCGTTCTCGTCTGCGGAGTGCATTTCCTGCGGCTTGGCGTACTGCGGCATGAGCTCCTGAATGTTGGGGATCTTCATCTGCTTCAACGCCCGCCCCACAGCCACCCGCGCATCAAACAGATTCGGGTACTTGTCAACGTACGCCATCACCGCTTGTGTCTGAGCCATGCGCTGAGTTTCAGAGAAAATGTGCGGATCCGACACAGGCATAATGTCGCTGTTGCGCTTGAAGTCTTCGCGCTTGATGGGCAGCTCGGCGACAATGTCGCCCTTTTTCTGCTCGTCCAAATACCAACGGTTCAACCTCTGCAGCACCATCAGCACCCGACGCTGCGAGTTGTGCAGACGAGCGTGAATGGCGCTGAATACCACCGCCCCTTGCTCGATCAGGGCTTGCGTTGTGCCGACGGGAGCCTGACTCGAGATGTCGGCGATTTTTTCCTCGGAGGTTGTGACAACGCCCTTGGCAGCGGTTTGCAAGAACCCCATCAAGGAGAAAAGCACTGCCGAAGGAGGGTTGAACGGCATCGGGAAGGCGATCTTCTTTATGTCGTCCACTCCCGGAGCGCCCTCGATCTCGACCACCTGAGTGACGTCGACTTGTTGGCTCTGGCCGCTGATGCGCGCCCCTTTGAGCTTGAGCATTGTGGGGGCGTTGTTGATGTGCGCTGAATCGAGCAACGCCCGCAGAGCACCAGTCAGCGCCGCCGAAAGACCCCCGATGAGGTGTGGCAAGCCAATTGCATACGCACCGCGCCACGGGATGAACTTGAATTCAATCAGCCAGTCCAGCTTGGTCAGGGTGTCGTCGCCCTCTTCCCAGTTGCGGTACAGACCCAGCACCTCACCCTCCAACTCGTCGATCATCATTATGTACGGAGCCGATTTCCCGTCAGACTTTCCATCGTCCTCAAGCTCCAGCCACGTGTAAATGTGGAACACACGACGCAGCCCGTCCTCGTCGTCTTGGTATTGTTTGCCCTCAATCTTGTTGTTGGCTTTCTCGGGGCCGGTGGGTTCTGGTTCCATCGTCGCCCGGATCACCTCCACGTCCCGGTACAGCCCGCGAGAGATTCGGTTCTTGAACTCCCACTCCGAGATGTTGTGCACCTCGGTCACCCGCTGCGCCGTGTAGAAATTCACCGCACTGAACGGCAGGTACACGTTGTCGATTGGAACGAACTCGGCGCAGGGACGCTTTTTCTGATCATCCCACCACATCTTCAGGAACTGACTCCCGCCCAGCGGCAACTGCGCCAGCAACTGCTCCTGCTCGTCGCGGAACTCCTCGATCTGCTCCGTGAGCTGCCAGTTCATGTAGTCGCGTTTGCGTTCGGCAATATCGGTTTTTTGGTCAGTCACCTCGCCGAGGATGTTTGTCCGCGTCGGGCCGTCCGGCGGGAACAGTTCTTTGATTGCGCGAGCGGCGAAGTCCACGCACGCCTCGGCCATGACCGGGTGAACGACTTTGGACGCGCCCATGAAGGTTGCGCCGCCCGGAGCGTCGTTGCCGAGACCCGTCCGCCTCAGCCCGTCCTCGTACTGCTTGTCGCGTTCCTTGCGAGCTTCCTTGTCCTTGCTGATCATGTCCAGGTAACGGGTGGCGATGGAGTTGAGGTCGTTGATCTCCAGCACATCCGCAAGGTTCTCGTAGAAGTCGGCGTCCTCTTCTGGCCCCTTTGTCTTTTCCAAAGTGACAACCGCAGATCCGTCCTCCATCTCCTCCACCTCGGGCGGCTCCTCGTCGAGCATCACCTCCGCACCACCATCCGGCGTCATCTGCAGACCGTCAATGAAGCGATTGAAATTCGGGTCGATCGGCACATCAGCCATGACGTTTCCTTAGTTGTTTGTTCGTTACAGCCATACGCATGGCGTCCAAGTTCACGGGACCACCTTTGTCAAACCCCTTGTTGCGCAAGAACTCAGTTGCAGCAGGCTGCATCAGGTCGTACAGTTCGATGTTGGTTGCGCCGCTTGCAGCGACAGGCCTGCCGCTTAGCTGGAGCTTGCCACGTCCAAGGGCTTGCGCTTCACGCAGCTTCAAAAGTGCCAACGGCGCGACATCCTCCGCCCAGTCGCCGATGTGCCCGCCGCTCTCGAAATAATCTCTAAACCTGGGGTCGTCTAGAACATCTTTGAAAGTGTTTTTTCCACTCCGCTGAAGCTCGTACACTGCAGCTTCACGCGCACGCCGATCAAACGCCTTGCCGGGGGTGCCAGTTGCGAAAAACAAATACTCAGTGGGTGTTCTAAGTGCTGCGTCTGCAGGAGAGGCGATGAGAGTTTTCAACTCTCGGGACTCTGGCCCTGGGAAATATTCATTTGCTGTGAAGTGAAAATCTGCAGAGCTGGGTGAAGTTGAAAATGCACGGCCACTGTCGGCTGGATGTGAATGAAAATCCACGATGCTAGATTTACCTCTTACTGCATTCTGGATGTCAAATCGATCAGGTGAAACAGCGGATTCTTTGCCTTGAGTGGTGATGCGGCCAACACGCCCAGGCTCGTTGGGGGTGCTGTGCGTTGGACCGACAACCGAGTGTTCGTTGCCGGTTGTGAATGCCTGTCCCAGCGCCTTGCGTATTTGTGGCGCTTGAAGAGGCGCTTCTGTGGTTAATAGCTTCATCAGCTTTGCCAGATTGCTTGGAATCGCTTTGGCCAACCCGCCCGCTTGCTTGTGCGGAACGTTTTTGTTCCACACCGCCATCTGCATTGCGTCCAAGTTCACGGGGCCACCACGCTTCATTCCGCCCTCTGCCGGAGGTCTTGCCAACAGCTCTGTCATTCCTTCTATGTCGCCAGCCTGCTGCTTGGCAGCGAGGGCGGGCACCCCTTGCGACTCAAAGTGATCCGCAAGCTCGCGTCGTGTGTAGTAAGGCGCGTCTGGCATCGTCACGTCGTATCTATTTGGACCGTCACGAATGACAGATGAACCCTTGTTGCCCTTTACCATCCCCGTGTTGTTAAAATCCCCCACATCGCTCCACTTCCCTGAACGCACGAAGTCCTGCACATAGGGCAGGTACTCCTCGTTTGGGGCGCGGTTGGACTTGCCTTTGATCTGGGTGATTTTTTGAATATCTGGAGGAGCATCGCGCAATGCTTGTTGGTATTTTGGTTCTTCCATTAAACTATAAATAGTTTTTTCGTACCCAACATCTCCAAAATCAGGGAGCCAACCACCCCCCTCAATTTCAGGATGCATCTTGTGAGCGCGGTCGTGAAGTTCTTTTTGCATTTCATCTGAAAGTTTATTAAATGCAGGACCGGGATTTTCTACCCCAACCTCTATCGTCGCATGAGGTTCATTCTTAGCATCACGCAAGGAATAAACCTTGGCATCTCCAGATTTAATTGCATCCCAGCCACCGAGACCATATCCGCTTGAACCGCCGCCCTCTGTAGGCTCGTAGCCCCGGACAGAGTGGCCCATCGCGTCAGACTCTGCCTTGAACTGTCCCGGCTTGTTCAACAGTACCCAGCGCATCCCTGTGTCTTTGTATTCCTTGTGAATATCTGTATTCGCCGCATCTGCAAGACGAGCCTTCTTTATATTGCCCGTCCTCCACTCGTTGATCTTCGCTACACGCTCTACAGCCTGCGGAACGGACAGCCTAGCCAACGACTCAGGCTTCAGCAGCAGTTCTCGCGGCAGGCCAGACGCTGGGTTAGTCGCGTTGCGCAGTTCGTCAATCAGGTGGGGGAAGCCGAGCGATTCAATCGATGGATCGCGCCCTCTAGCACCTAATACGCCGTTGTTCAACTTGTACAGCGGCGTATCAATATCGACCTTGTTAATCCACTCCCAGCCCGGTTCGCCGGTCATGTTGCTGAAGCCAAAGTTCTGATAATTTTCGACTGGAACCACGTTAATTATGGAATCAGCGGCATCTTCCCAGTTTTGCGCTAACCGACTTTCTCCATAGCCCCATTTTTCATTATTGCCCGCAGCAAATTTTTGGCGCTTCAGATCAAGCGCATCAGTTGGATTAACTTGCGGCGCGTCGAAGTGCAGCGTCCCCCTCTCCGCCAGCGCCCTGATTGGGTCTTCCGGCGTAGCCATCTCGTTCTTGACGTAGCGGGTTAGTTGTTTGTCGATCCAATTGTTGATTGGGTCGGGCTTGGAGTATGTGCCGGTCGCGGGGTTGTGAACTGTGTAGCCTTGCGCTATGCGTTCTGCCAACTCCGTTTCGTTCAATGGCATAACGGCAACACCCTGCGACTTCAATTGATTAAGCGCCTTCGTGCCTTCAGGCAAAAAGTTGCCGCCCTTGGGTTTGATAACGCGAGATTGGGTGTTCTGATTAAGGGCACCAAGCATCTCAGCGCCAACGCCGCCACGTTCCATGATCTTGGGCACAGCCTTCTCGGCAAAGCGCTCACCAGCGCGAGTCGCTGCCAGCGCCCCCTTCCCAGCCAGCTTGGCACCCTGGACGCCAGCCGACGCAACAGGCGCTGCGAACTGAGCCACGTCCAGCACACGCGGGTCGAGTCGCAGTGTCATGCCCTTGCCACTCAGCAGACGCGAGTAAGGGTGCTCCTCGGTGAGGTCTCGCGGTGTCCCGGTGTAGTCCTGCAGTGCAGTCCCCGCAGACCTCAACGGAGTCGCCACCAACAGATCGGCCAAGAACGCTTTGATCGGGCTGTTGCCTTGCTGGCTGATGATCTTGGTTGCGTCTTGCAGGCTGATGCCCAGCTGCTCGGCCACTCGACCGAGACCGCCAATCAGCTCCTGTCCGGGAAAGGTGGGAGATGCTTTCAGTTCGTCAGCCATGCGCTCGTTCTCCTCACACTGCGTAGGGGTTGATGCGACGCGGTCGATCCTCGACGTAGTCGTCTTCGGCGAGGGGCTGATCCGCCGCAATCATCCTCATATCGTTCAGCAGCCTCAGCGCCTGAGTGGTGGTGTCGACGAGGTCGTCGTGGCTCACCTCGGGGAACGCGCAGATCTGGCTGATCAGCGGCTCGGCCCACGAAGCCACAAAGCCCTTGTTGATGTCGCTCTCGGGAACCCAGACCTTCTTGTTCGCGATCAGGTGGCTCACCAAGTTCAGCCGCTGCAGCTTGTCGGCTCTGCCGGGGTTGTACGCTCGCACCGGGAGGTTGGCTCGCTGGAGGTCTTGGATCAGGCTGATGCCCGCCGACTTGTCCTCGATCAGCACCAGGTCCACGTGCCGCCCCTTGCCGAACTCGCCGTCGGAGCCGTAGAGGTTGCGGAACTCGCTGATCACCTTGGGGCGCAAGTCGGGGTATTGGATGTGCTGCTGCCAGCAGTCAATCAGCATCACCTCCATCTCCGAATCGGGCGAGGGGCGGAAAACTCCCCACACCGAGCACGCGGTCGGGTCGTTGTGCGTCTTCTCGGACGTGGCGCAGTCGTAGCTCTGCAAGACGTAGGTGAACACCGGGAATTTCTTGTTTGCGGTCCAGAGCTTGAACCATTCGCGCTTGATGATGCCGCCGTCCTCCGCGTCAATCAGCTCGGCGTAAATTTCCTGGCGACCGAGCTTTGTGCCCTCGTACTGGAACAGTTGGCGCTGGAAGTTGGGCGCGAGGTTGGCGATGTTCTGGTAGGTGGAGGCGCGGTGCACCTTGACGTCGTCGCCCTCGCGCCCCACCAAGTCCACGATCAGATCCTTTGGACGCGGAGTGGTGGTGATCAGGATGCGGGTGCGCTTGCCGAGGCGGACGCAGAACTGAATCATGTCCCACGCGTCGTCAATCCTGTCCCACGCCGCCAGCTCATCGCACCACGCCCCGTGGAACTGTGGGCCGCGCAGACGTTGCGGCTCGCTGGCGGGGATGCCTTTTATGAAGCTGCCATTCTTCAGCATCAGCTCGTGCAGCGAGCGGTTGTAGTCCTGGACAAGCTCCGGCGGGATCACCGCTATCAGCCCCGACTCACCCTCAAAGCACGTGTCCCTCACGTCCCCGCTGGTGGGCGCAGACACCAACCACCGCGTACCGGGGTTGCGGTACGCCCACCAGCCCATCACCTCCGCAGCGGTGCGGGTCTTTCCAGCACCCCGCCCCGCCAGCAGGAGCCAAATGCTCCACGTGTCGTCCTTGGGTTCGAGCTGGTAGCTGTGCGCCTTCATCAGCCACCGACTGCGCCACTCGAACGCAATGCGCTGCTCCTCGCTCAGGTACTCAAAATTCTCCCTCGCGCTCTCAATGAGCTTGGGTAGCAGTTTTGGTTTCATCTTCCTCGGCCAGCACTCGTGTGCGCGCGATCAGCTCGATCGAGTTCATCAGCTCGTCGAAAATCTTTGCTTGATTCTCGATCTGAATCGGCTTGTCGCCGCCTTCCACAGTCTGCTGGATGGAGGAGAGTTTGGGGTGAATGTAGGGAGCCGCCTTCTCCGCAATCGCGCAAGCAGCGAGCTTCTCGTCCTTTCTCCAAAAATCGAGCATCGTGAGCACCATCACCTCCAGCGGCGTCACCTCCATCTTGGTGTTGACGCGGTCCAGGATCTGGCGTCGGAGCAGGACCTTTTGGCTGACCGAGCTCAATGGCCTCCCCTTTGGCTCGCCGGTGGCCTTGTGGTTTCTCTTGGGGCGTCCGGGCTTGCGCTTCACACTGACGTGCGTGACGGGAGTTGGCTCGTAGTACGAGTCGCTGACTTCCGGGTCGGGTTCATCTTCGGACATGGGTGCAATTATCCCCCAAAGCCCGGAATAAAAAAAGCCCTCCCCTCCAAGTTGTTTGTTAGTTAGTTGGAGGAGGGGATTATGAAAGTTACAGAGCTCAATTCATTTCACCCACCCCAAGCCAATCGCAACCGCGAGCAGGACCACCGCCCACGCCACCGCCGCATCCCCGCTCATCTCACGCTGCCTCCTCTTGAATTGTGATGAGGTAGTTTTTCCCGTTGCGATCCTGCACACGGATCTTTTTGAGCGTGCTGCGGAATGCCCCTCTCTCGTCCAAGTCCCACTCCGTCCTCGCCACCGACGCGAGCATTCGCTCGGTGTCGTTCGACTTCAGGTTCCCCCCAATCAGGTGCGCGATGTAATCGCAGTAGGCAAGGCGAAGGCTGTTCATGATTGCTCCAAGAGGTCGTTGATCGCGTCCTGCTCCGTCGGGCCAAAGCCCATCGGGTCGCCGGGTTGGTAGTCGTCGTGGGTTGCTTGCCAGTCGTGGCTGCGGCACGGGACGGGGGGATTGATTTGCTCGGTGATCATGAGAACTCTCTCCCGTCGTGAGCAGCCAACTCGTCAGCCAGCTCGTTCAGCTCGCGCTCCGTCAAGCACAGAAACCCCGCGTCGCGGCCTTTGAGGGTGCGCACTTCGAGGTCTTCGAAGCCACTCGTCAGGAACCCGGCGTTGGGTTCCGCTCGCACAAACACTCCCGAAACAATCACCGGGAATCCACGGCGGACGGTGGTTTCGATTTGGATCATTTGGTTTTGTTTCATTTTCGGTTGCTCCTGTTTTTTCGGTTTGGTCACTACAGAACGAATTATGCCTGCATCTTTTTCAGAAGGCAACATCTTTTTCACACGACCACCTCGAACCAGAGCCCTCCAAACTCGCCCAGCCCCGCCGCCTTCAGCTGCTTGCGGAAGGCTTGGTGCTTGGAGAGGGGCAGGGCGAGCTGAACGAACGCCTCGAACACACTCCGGTAAACAACCCCAGCCACGCGCACCTTGGAGCGGGTTTTCCGAGCCGGGACCACCGGGGAGGCGTCCTTGACCCAGAACTTGGAAACTCTCCTGTGCAGCGAGGTTGAGTGAGTGTCCCTCTGAATGCCATTCTCAACGTAGAAAATGTGGCCCGGAACGGCGATCGCCAACTTGGCGTTGGGATACGCCCGGAGCACCCGACCCACGGTGCTGAGCTTTGGGTCGAGGTTGAACTTGGCGTTGTAGCCTGCAGCCGCGTCCAAACTCGGCGCGTACTGGTGGTTGTAAGTACCGTGCCCGTCTTTGCGACCCGCCGCCTTCAGCTGCGCGTGCGCAGCGGCGTAGGTGGTGTTGCAGAACAGAGCAACAGCGCGCACCGCACAGTCGCTGCACTCGTGGAGAAAACCCGCCTCAGCGCGGCCACCGTCGGTGTAAGAGTTTGGGACTCGTTTCTGCTGGTTCATCTGTTTGGCTCCGTTTGATCAGTTTGTCCAACTGATTAAATTATGAACCTGTTTGAACCAGAAGGCAACATCTTTTTCATAATATTTTATCTATTTGATCCAATTGAGTAAATTGAGTGGGAATGCCCGTTTTCAAACGCCTCCAACACCAGATCACGAGAGGAATGCTCCAGCCGCTTCGCCACACTGGGGCGCTCGAGGTAGAAGGACTGCGGCCCCTCGGCATTCGCGTAAAAATCATTCACCCACTCGTCCACCAACTTCACCGTCGCACGCACAACCGACACGCGATTCTCCCAGTGGGAGCAGTCGCAGTCCATCCCGCTGTTGACGATGGCGATCTTGCCGTTCTCCGCGTACTCGGCGACCCGCCGAATGAGGGTTGCGCGTTTCTGCCGCGCTTCCGTCGCGTCCCTCAACGAGTGGCGGCGCTGTTCGATTCGGTTCAGCGCCCACAGTTTGAAGATGCCTTTCTCTTCCTGCTCTACCGTCATTCCGTTCATTTTGAATATCCTTTTTAGCGAGCTTGATAGAAATGAATCATAACAGCCAGATGAATCGCCAGCTCGAGGGAAGGACTTTCTCCGCCCTCTGCCACATCCACGTCATCCGGCTCCTCACGGCTGCGACTCTCGCGCACTAGGGGGTACGACACAACAAACCGCCTCCCCTCCTGTTGAATGCTCACTCCGGAAAGATCCCACTCCCGGGAGCTGATCTGTTTCAGCTGCAGGTCTTGCAGGGTTTTGATCAACAGCTGCTTCATCTTTGGGAATTGATCCACGACTCAGCCCTCCTCGACGGTGCAGAGGGGCGCGGAGAAATTGCCTTGAAAAGTCCAAGTGCTACCGGGCGAGAAGTAGCCTTGGACCCTGCCTTGGATGCAAACAGCCTCCGCCACAGCAGTGTCGCACGGGCCGTGCGCAACGGTCAGATGAGCGGCTTGAGGGCGGTGGATTTGTGATTCCTGTGCATTTTTAGACACACGGAATTTTCCACCATGCGCCAGCACAACATCACCGGCTTTGAGTTCGTGAATTGACTTTTTCATTTTCGGTTGCTCCTTAGCGGCTGGTGACGAGGATTTTGAATGTGGCGCTGATTTTGCTGACGGACTTGAACGCGTCCTCGCCGTAGGCCTCGTCGAACTTCTTGCGGTCGAAGATCGTGCTGTTGCTCTCGACGTACGTGGCGCTGAACAACGCGCCTTCCATGAACTGCACATCTTTGCCCTTGACGGATTTTTTCTGCAACAGCCCATCAGCCCCCAACTCCTTGAGGTTGGCTTTGATTGCGTCGGAACGCTTCTGAAGGTCGCTGATCTGAGCCAGCAGCATTCCGAGCTCGTCGACTTGGGTGAAGAGGTTGGTTTCGATTTGCATTTCAGTTTCTCCTGTTTTGTCAGTTTGGTCACTACAGAACGAATTATGCCTGCATCTTTTTCAGAAGGCAACATCTTTTTTCATCCGCCAGATCTCCCCCTCCGAAACTCTCCCCTCCGAGGCTCCGGGAGGGAGAATTCAGCACCAGCGTATTTTCCCACTTTCCCTTTTAAATCAACATCGATATCTCCCCCTCCGCTCGGAGGGGGAGATCTACCCCAATTTACCCACTTTTCCCTTGTAATTCATCATCTTAGATCTCCCCCTCCGATATCTCCCCCTCTTAGGAAGAGAGGAGAGGAGGGGGAGACTTACGCTCCCCCCCTCCCTCTCATATCTCCCTCCCAACATCCCCCTCCGTTTGGAGGGGGAGATATCTCAGAAGTTCCCATCGTCATACGCTTCGTTAACGGCCACCCCGCGCTTGCGCCGATCGGTTGGGTGCTGGACGTTCTTGAGCCAGCCCCGTTCGAGTTCCTCCAGCACCCGCCGCCGCACAGCTTCCTTGCGCATGTTGTAGCCGCCCGCCCTGCTGAGGGCTTCAATCGCCGGTGCAAAGCCGCCCGCCACCACCTCCAGCCGGATGTTCTCGGCCAGTTGCGCACGGAAGGCCTCCAGCGCCGCGTCCGAGTCCACGGTTTCCGGTTTCGCCACCCTCACTTCGAATCCCCCAATCACATCCAGATCCATCGGGGCGAGCGGCGCACTGTACGAGTTTTTAACAAAGTGCAGCGTGAGCCGCGAGGTCTTTGTGGCGGCGTCGTAGCTTTGCCCCGAGGCGTCGTTGCGCGGCGTGAGCACTCGCGAGGCTCTCGACGAGTCCCCGAACGCCGAGCCGCCTCGCCCCGAGTGAGCATCGACCACATTCTCCCGGCTTCCGGCCTTGCTCACGTGGTGAACAAACGTCACCGCCGCCCCCAGCCCCTCCACCATCCTCGCGCCCGCTTCCATGATGGCGGTGGCCGAGTCGTTCATCGCCTGTTCGCTGAGGCCGAACGAAGCGGTGGGGTCGATGATGAGCCACTTCAGGTCTGCATCTTTGTACCCTGCAATCAGTTTATCCACCACCGCATTCACCACAAACTCCCCCGTCCGCGAGTGCGCGATCAGTTTCGGGATATTGGCGCTGACGTCTTGGATGGCCAGCCCCTCGAACGCCTTCAGCTTTTGGTCTTCCGTCCACGTCAACCGATCCAGCAACGCCCCCGCCCTCCTCACCATCAACGTCCGCTCCTCCTCGGCGGTGAGGAACAGCACGCGTCCGGGCGTGAGGATGTTGAACCGGTCGTACAACCTCTCCCCCGCCACCACGTGGAGCGCCTCGTACAACAGCAGCATGGTTTTCCCCAGACCCCCGCGACCGATGAACGCGGTGCGCGCTTTGGGGAGCACCTCCGCGATGACGAAGGGCTTGGGCGGGGGGCGGTCGAAAAACTCCCCCCTCTTCAGCACGTGCTCCGCCCACTCGAACTTGCGCGCTGCGCGCTGCGGGTCCGCCGCGTCGCGCGGCAGCTCGTCAAAGTCCTGCACAAACAGCTTGGTGTTCACGCCCACCGCCTCCGCCTGTCGGAGCATTGTGTCGAGGGTGTACCGGGAGGTTGAGGACATGGCGGCTTGGCGGAAGAAAATATCCTCCATCGTGCGGTCGTCGCGTGTCCCGGCGTAGTTGGGGGAGGCTTTGGCCCAAGCCCCGTACGCCCCGAACACCTCGCGGCTGCGCGGGAACGCCCTACCCAACGCCAACCCCGTCTTCACCCACTGCTCGCGGTCGTCCGGCGTGAACACCCCCAGGAGCGCATTCAGCTGGTCCAGGAGCGCCCCTTCCACCGTGCAGGGGGAGGTTCTGTCCTCTGCGGGGCGTAATGCGCTCTCCGGGCCATTCAACCCCCGCTCCTCGCACCTCCGAGAGTACTCCTGGAGCGCCTCCTCCGCCAGCTCCGAGCAATCCACCACCCCCGTCGGACACACCGTCCCGGGCAACATCCGACCCGTCAGCGCGACAAACCTCCGATTCGGGTACACTTCGATCGCCACGCCTCGGTGACCGGCTTTGCGGGCGTGGCCCCGCCCGATCACGTGCACTCCGCTCCCCGAGTACGAGATCTCCGTGAACGCGCCCGCTGCGGCTGCGCGGCGGGTGAACTCCTCGGCCCAGACGTCTTTCCAGGATCCGTCCACCGGATCCATCACGTCGTCCAAATCAATCAACAACCACCCGCTCGTGATCGCCAGTCCCAATCCGCTGTACGCGGGGGAGTGGTCCTCGAGCGCCTCCATTGCGATGGCGTGGGGCGTCATCTGCGCATAGTCTTCGGGCACCTCCATGGTGCCGCTCCGGCGTCGGTGAGTGGTGGGGTAGTAGGGGACTTTGCGCCCGTCTTCGAGTCGCCAAACCATCCACCTCGGCTCCTTCAACAACTCCTCCGGGAGTTCGAGCTCTGTGGATTTGCGCCTGAATGCGATGATGGCCATGTGGGGGTTCAGTTTCGCTCAGTTTGAGGTTGAAAAAAAGGGGGTGCGCCCTTTGAAGCTGCGCACCCCGGACTTGCCCGCTGCCAGAGGGCTTAGAAGTCTTCCTTCAGCTCGTCGAACTCCTGTGCGGAGGCTTTTGCCCCGCCGAAGCGTTCGCCGTCCTTGGCCTTTTGCACCGCCCTCAGCCCGAAGCTCACACCCTGATTGCCCTGAGAGTCGTAGGCGTACGTCGTGAAGGAAACTCTCGCGTAACACCCTCCGTACAAATCATCCGCCTCCAGAATCTCGGTCTTGTCCCGGTCAATCACCAACGGCGTGTACCGCGAGCTAAACGTCACCATCACCGCCCCCTCCTCCGCCCACCCGAAGTACTCCTCCTTGGCGGAGCAGAGCGTGATGGGGTAGCCGCTCTTGGGTTCGAGCGACTTGCGCTTCACCCCCGACGGCACTTTCTGCCCGAAACGCTCCGTGGCGGTGTCGTCGATGGCCGCGAGCATGGTGGCGTATTCCGGAGTGGATTGCGCCTTTTTATCAAACACCAGCACCAAGCTCCACGTCTTGTGGCCTTGGTCGTTCACTTGCGGCTCGAACAGCCTCGGGAACGAAACGCGACCAACGGGGCTGAGTTTCTTTGCTTCGTTACTCATTGCGAATTACTCCTAAAATGTTAAGAAAACAAAATCCGGTGTGTGTGTTTCAACGTTACAGCCTCTTCCGCGATGCACACCAGTTCCATCGCGTCAGATTTCGGAAAAGTCATTCGGTTCGGAGTCGTTCTTGACCAGAATGGGGTTGCCCTCTTTGAGCACAGTGAGAGTGTCGAGGTTGTGACCGGATTTCTCCGCCTCCGCCAACGTCAACACCTTCAGCCCCCGAGGCAGCTCGATGTCTGTGCGCCAGACCCTGCGTCCCTTCCCGTTCAACACCCGGTATCCGGGCGGGGGCTGGAGCAGGGAATGTGTCGCCACCTGCTCCATCCACTCCGCGATGCGCTTGGAGTTGAGGTGGACCCAGATCTTGGTTTCGTCGTCCACGGAGCTCAAATCGGTGAACGCCATGCGCGCCGCGAACAACGCCTCTTGCTTGCGCTCGGGGCAGATTGCCGCTGCGGGACAATACGCGCAATGCTCGCCCGCTCTGCGCGGAGGGTTCTCCGCGTTCAGCGCCACGTCCGCGTCCGCGTGCACCGGCCCGATCAGCGCCTCGAACTCCTTCCGCCGGAGTGTGACGCTGCGGATGCCGCCCGCTCGGGGTTGAACAATCGTCAGCTTCACCTTTTTCACGCTCAAGCCGTGCGTCGCGATTGCCCCCGCCGCGTAAATCATCAACTGCGCATTGCCCCTCGCCTCGACCCGGTTGTACCCGTACTTCAGATCCACCACCTCCAGCTCGTTGCGCCTGTGGATCACCGCGTCCGGGGTGCCGTGGATCGCCTCCGTCAGGTGCACCCGCTCCTCGATCCACGCCCGCGCACCCTTGCGGTTCATGGCGCTGCGCACGTGCCCGACATACAGCTCGATGCCGGGGTAGGTGTGCTCGGTGACCACCTCCCCCAGCAGCATCCGCGAGGCCACTGTGTGCGCGTTGGTGCCTTCCTGAGCGGCGGCTCCTGGGGGCTGAGGCGGAGCCTCCTCGCTCAGCCTCACCGACCCCGGACACGCCCTCCACCGAGCCGCCGCAGAGGGGGCGAGCTTTGCGTGGTGGGAGCTCATAGCTCGATCACCTTCAACGTGTACTGGAGTCGGAACTTGTCCCACTCGAGCACATTCATCACCTCGCACCCCTTTTTCCTCAGCAACGCCCCCGTCACCAGCGAGGCAATCGGCGCTCCCGACGGCAGCACGTAGTCGCGCTCCTGATCGAAGTCCTCCAGCCGCTCCTTCGCAGCACACAGGTCTTCGTGATTCTCGGGGTCCATTTCGTGATCGAAAATCGGCGTGAGCGTGCCGTAGGTTGACGCAGGGCGCAAATCCACCGCAGGGCGTAGCTCGCCGGTGCGAGAGTCCTTGCGCATGCGGTTGGAGGTGACGTACACTTTTGCATTCACAGTTTGCCCTTGATTATCAAGTTGAGGAGGTCGGTTTTGTTTTCCAGCGCGTTCAATGCACGAGCGTCAATTGTGGAGCTGGTGACGTAGTCGACCACGTGAGTCTTTTCGGTCTGTCCCACGCGGAAGTTGCGACGTAGGCCTTGCTCGCGCTCGACGAGAGACCACGTCCTGCTGAGCCACAATTGGTACCGAGCGCACTGGAGATTGAGTCCGGTGCCGTGTTGCTTGGGCGAACCCACCAACACCTTCAGCTCGGGTTGTGTTTTGAACGCTTCGGGGTCGGAGGTGTGACGGATGCCGAGGGCGTCGAGCTTGAGCCGCAAGAGTTCGCGCTCCGCCGTCCACACCGACCAGAGAATCACCTTCCCCTCGTTCGCGAATTGCTCCAGGTCGGCGAGCACTTGATTGATTTTCGGATTGGGGAACAGGAGTTCGTTTTCGTTCTTC